CTCTGAAACCGTGGCGATCAGCGTGCAGATGCCAGCCCAGCCGCTCATGACGCACCGCCGCCGCTGTACGCCGAATCACCGCTCATGCTCGTGAGCATGGCGTCGAACGACTTCATGAAGCGTTCGGAATCGGGATTGTCCATGCCGAAGTTGGCCTTGACGTAGACCTTTATCGCAAGGCGAACGCGGCCGTCCGAATCGTCGTGCGCCTTGGCATCCGCCACGCCGCCCGCCACCAACTCGGCGCGGGCGGCTTCGATTACGTCTGAAATCTCTTCGTCGTAGTCGGTTACGAAAGCCGGGATGCGAAGCGCGGCGCGGCACGCATCCAGCAGATTTCCTTTAGCCTTTGCGGCCATGCCGCGCCACCCCCTTAAGCCTGCTTGATAGTGAGCTGTGCGAAGGCTTCCGGTACGGCAAGCACGCCGTCGAACAGAACGTAACCGTCGAAGCAGCGCTTCTGGGTTCGCGGCTGGACGTAAGGCGTAACGTCAGGGCCATCAAACATGTTGCCCTTGAACAGGTCGGGGAAGCCGGCCTTGATAACGCCATCGGCAATGGAATCGTCCTGCTTTACAACCTTGCCGAAGATTCGACCCTGAACCGTCGGGTCATCGGTGGCCTCATTTGCAAAATAAGAACGACCGTTGGCATCCTCAAGCATGGCAATCTGGTTCCAGATGGTGTTGTTGTTGGCGTAGATGATGATTCCCTTAGCCGCCGCGTTGCCGTAAGAGCGGAGCAGGCTCAGCATCTTCACGATGTCGGCCTTGGTAAGCTTCTTTACTGCCGCCGTCTGGATCTTGTTAGCGGTCGCGATGCCGTAGTTCTCATCGTTAAGCTTCTCGTGGACGAATGCGTTGCACGCGACGGAGAGACGTGCGGAAACCTCGGAAATAATGTACTGCTCGAAGCCGGAAAGCGACTGCGTTGCCATCTTTCGGGATAGCTCGACGGTCTTCTTAATCTCCGTTCCTACGAGCGGCACGCTATCGAAGTCATTTTCCTCGATATCGGTAGGTGCTGCGCCCTCATCGGTCTTGGCCGCATCGCCCTTCTTGATGGACTTGTGTCGCGGGAACTCGACCTGACCAGACATGTTCGTTCGGCTGATGTCACCGAAGAGAACGGCAGTATTGTCGATAAGGGAAATGATCTCGTTCTGCACGGCAACGGGAACGAGGGATTCGGTGTTGGCCGTGGTCATGGTGAACTCGGCTCGCTGCTCGATTGCGTGGCGCTGAGCGGCACGCTCGACATCGGTAAGTGCGGTGCCGCCGATAAGCTGGATGCCGGAGCGCTCGGCAAGACCCTTAGCCCACGCGTGGCGCTCGGCTGCGTCGTAGTCGGTCACGTCATATGCAGTGCCGGGGATGCCAGCGACGTTGGCGGAACGCGCCAGCGGCACGGAATCCACGCGCTGTGCGCGGCCTGCGTCGATGGCGGCACGGGCGTTCGCGACGGCGGCGTTGCGAACCTGCGCCGCCTGTGCGGTCTGGGCGGTGCGCTCGTTAATCTGGTCGGTCAGCTCGGCCATGCGGGCTGCATCCTCTTCCGTCGGTTCAGTACCGTCAGAATACTGGTCGACAAGCGCTTGCAGGTCGTTAAGAAGTTCCTCAAGTGTCATTGCTAGTTACCTTTCTTCGCATTGGTAATTGCCAGGCACGCTTTTGCTCGAAGCAACGCGCCCTTCCTTCGCGCAAACTCCTTGCGCGACTGCTCGATCACTCCGTTGAGCAGGTTTCTTGCACTAATCTCCGTGTTCGGGTCTGCTGGCAGGCTCACGGCGCTCACGTCGTAGACCTTCGTAACGCGGGTGATAGTCGTTGTACGGGTTTCGCGGTCGTACTCGTCAGCCGCGATCATGAAAGCCCACGACATGCGGGTAATAAGCCCGTTGGTAATCTCTTCGTAAAGGTCGCGTGCCGCCTGCGAACCCGACAGGTCGGCAGCGACGAACAGCCCGTGTTCATCGGGCTCGACAATCAAAGTCCCGTTGCTCATTCGCGCAAGTACCTTGCCGGAATGGTCGAACTGCATGATTACGTCGCTCATGTCCGCATCGGCGAAAGCCGTTGGCGCGATGATCTCGCGGTACTCGTTTCCGTCGAAGTCCTCGAACAGCACGTATGGGTCATTGAATGTCGAAGCGTATCCCTCGACGTAGTACTCGGTATCGAAGCGCTTCTCGCGCTTCCCGTCATCAGCGCCAAGCGATCGCACCATGACCGGCATGGCGCGGTACTGTCGCTCATTCGGTTTGGCTGGCATCTTCACCACCATCTTTCTTGCCGTCGATTGCGGCTATGTTCGCGTTGGTCTGGGCGGCGGCTGCCGCCTGCTCGGATGTGTGCTGGCTGATCAAATCGAGATCGATGTACTCGCCGCGAATGACGTGGCGCTCGCCACCCGGATAGCTCGGCGATTGGAAGACCTCGGCAACCTGGTTGCCACACCAAATACCTCGGTCGAAAAGCGCCGTGGATACGCTGAGCTTCGTCTGGTTACTCGCGAACTCAAGCCTGTTAGCACTGAACATGATCGAGTTGCCGTGGGCAATCTCGTTAGGCGTGAACGTCATCGCCGTGAGCACGTATCCAAGCTGGATTGCGAACACCTCGGTACGACCCTCGTAAAAAGCGTTGTACGTGTCCTCGTCAGCCTTGTTCATAACGACGTCTTCATTGCTACCGAAGAATCGATAGGCCGCTTTTTCGATGCGTTCCATCTGCGCGGCATCGACCGTGTAGCTCTGCGGCTCGATCTGCTTGACCTCTTGATATTTGTTGTCATAAACGACGATGCCGCCAGCATTCGAAGCCCCCAGCTGTTGATTAAAGTCTTCTGCGGATTTCTTCGTATCTTCCGGCTTTCGGTTTTGCGAAAGCTTGCCGATAAAGCGCACCGCCGCGCCCTGCTCGATAGCCGTTTTCTCGGCTTCCTCCTGAGCGTGAATCAAATCAAGCGTGGGATTGAGCACATTTGTTCCATCGCCGAACAGGTCGCTCCTAAACTGATGCCGCGTCATAACACCGATTCGCGACCACTCAATAAGCGTCTTGTCACCGCCGGGGAAGCGAAGTTCAAGCCACAAAGCGCCGTCAACGTCGTAGGCTTCGCACTGGCTCGGCAGCACGGGATAGTAGCCAACGGACGTGATGCCGTCCCCGCCATCGACCGGGACGATCAAGCAGGTGTCGCAAACGTCAAGCATCGTCGATATGCGGTGCAGGAACTGCGGCGTTGTCATCCATGGGTTCGGTTGCCACTGCAAAGAGCGCGTCCATTGCGGTTGCGCGGTGCCAGAAATCTCAGGCCGCAGCTTTGAAGCGTGGTCGGCGTTTCGCTCGATGATGGAGCGTGTAAGCTCGGCTTCATAGATGCCTCCGCTCCACGAAGTGAAGCGCGGCGCGTAGGCCGTGAACGTCTGGAAGTAGCCATCGACCGCCTGCATGATCGGCTTATGGAACACGGCATCGAACATCGAGCGGAAAAGCTTTGGTTTTCGCACGTTTTAACCTCCAATCATGCTTTGGTAATCGTCCATCATGTCTTTGAGCACCACGAACGCGTCGCACTCAGCCGCCCAAGCGTCGATGCGGTTGCGCGGGTCTTGGTTCTTCTTGTCGGGCGCGATGTTGCCGTTCGCGTCGTTGCGGATCATCACGTTGGAGCGGCACCATTCCGCAATGGGATTCTGGTTGTCCACGATGCGGTTTTCCTTGTAGAGGGCGCGAAGCTCCTTCATCGGCATCGACAGCGTTTGAGCGCCTTGAATGACCTTCTTGAAGTTGTCGGCTCCGAAATATCCCTCGTAGGCTTCGACGGTCGGTACGTCTCGCATGTGCCAAGGGTCGTATCCGCATGCAACCGAATAGATTCCGTACTTCTCCTGAACCTCAGTGACCCAATCCAGAACGTCGCGCTTGTCAATGATCGGCGTTGCCGACGTCCTAAGCAGGCCGCGGGCAATCCAGGCATCGTATGGCACGCCGTCTCGACCCCCGCGCCGCCCCTCGGCTTCGGCCTGCTCCAAAGCTCGAAGCGGAATCCATGCCATGTGCATTGCGTATATATGCTCATCGTTCGGGCGCATCATCAGCAGGCACGCCGCCGTCAGGTCGGTCGTGTCCGAAGCGTCAACGCCAAGCACCGCATAAGAAAAGGCTCTGTTAGACCAAATTTGACACGATCGGCTGTTCGTCGAACCGGAAAATAATCGGGCTATCCCCGTCCAT